GAACAGTACCATCCTTATCTTGAAGATAATGTAGCGAACGATTGGAACAACGGGTTTGCAGTGATCACTGTTGATCCACAGGAAAAGACTGTTCACCCAGAACTCGTCCAAGTTAACAATCTGCACCGATCTGCATTCTTTAGAGGTAAGAAATACACTGTATGAGAATAGAGGACGTGGCTAAAAAATACCCATTAGTGATGATCGATTGGCAAGATCACACTGCTGACGGATCGTGGATTGATAATATCAAAGATTGTGATTATGAAATAGCCAGATCAATAGGATGGCTCATAGAAGAGGATGACAACACATATAAGATCGCAAATGCCTTAACTAGAGATTCAGGTGTGGGTGGAGTTAGTGTTATACTAAAGTCATGCGTACTTGAATATTGGGAAATATATGAAGATTAAACAAAGAGCAAATGAAAAAGGCAGAAAAGGAACATTTAAGAAAAGTAGCTGAATTAGGTTGTATTATTTGCAGAAAAATGGGATATCCTGATTCCCCTGCTGAGATACATCATATCAAGAAAGGTATTATGAGTAAGCGATCAACTCATTTTGAAACTATACCTTTATGCCCACATCATCACAGGACATCGAATGATGCTTATCATTTCAATTCAAAAACATTCACAGAAAAGTGGGGAACACAAGAGCAATTATTAAAAGAAACTAATATAATGATTTATGGCACGAGTAAGGATTGATAGGCGAAAAGATTACAAGGAACAGCTGAGATTGTTTGTCAGCCTCAGCAATGCTGTGCGAATCCAGATCAGAGAATTATTTAAGAAGTACTCTAATAGGGCATCAAGGGAATTCACGAGAGATTTAAAAATATCTGAAACTTATTATATTGATTTTTATAATGATCTATTAGATATATTGATTCGATCATCTACCAGAATAATCGAGGAGATTGATTTTAGAATAAAAAGATCAAGAATGGTCAAACAAAACGAGGAGATTGATCCAATAGTCTCCGCTTATATCAGTCAATATACAGCCAATAATGTGAGCAATGTTTCAGAGACCACTAAGAAATATATAAAAAAAGAGATTGAGTTAGGAATTGAAGCAGGTTTAGAAATCAGCACAATTGCAAGTAATATTAGAAATTCCACAGCATTCAAACCAACTAGAGCAACTCTTATCGCAAGAACAGAATCACATCAGGCAATGAACTATGGAAGCCTAGAAGTTGCTAAAAAGATGGGATTAAAAAAGCCAATTAAGGAATGGGCAAGTGCAGTTGATGATCGAACAAGATCATGGCACAGAGTTTTAAATGGAACTCGAGTTGACGTTGATAAAGATTTTATTATTAATACTCCTGTTAAAGGTGGAGGATTTATAGAAAAACCAATGGCTTATCCAAGTGATGCTAGAGGTGGTGCTAGTAATGTCATCAATTGCAGGTGTTTCCTTTTGTATTATGATTCAGACGATATCGTTGATTGATATTGTATTAACACATCTTTTATTGTTAGAATACGATTAATTATTGACAGGTTATTTTAATTATGGCAATTGAAACGATTAACAAAGAGGAATTGATGGACACAAACACCTTAGATTTGTCATGCGAGTTTAAACGCATAGATACAGATGAAGATGGATCATTTGAGGGATATGGGAGTATTTTTAATAATAAAGATTTAGGAAACGATGTGATCAGGAAAGGATCATTTATGAGAACGATCTCAGAAAAAAAACCTAACCAGATCAAATTACTTTATCAGCATAAAACTGATGAGCCAATTGGTGTAATTGATGCCATAGAAGAAGATAACAAAGGTTTAAAAATTAAAGGTCGTCTCGCAATGGGGACACAAAAAGGCAGAGAAGTCTATGAACTCATGAAGATGGGTGCATTAGATTCCATGTCTATCGGTTATCGTTTAGCGCCAGATGGGTATAAATATGATGATAAAAACAAAAGGCGTGTAATCAAAGAGGTTGATCTCATGGAAATATCTATGGTCACCTTTCCAATGAATCCAAAAGCTAAAATTACTAAAGTGAAGTTAGCTGAAATGGACGTGAGAGAACTAGAAACTTATCTGTGTGATGCAGGTATGTCTAATTCTGTTGCAAAACACAGTGCGAGTATACTGCATAAATCTTTTAATAAAGAGCAATGTGACGTTGTTGATAGTATTAAGCATTTAATTAACATACTTAAATAAAGAGGACTAATATGTCAGAAGAAGTAAAAGAAGTCTTGGACAGTCTTGGATCTACATTTGAGGAGTTTAAATCTGAAAATGAAAAGAGACTGAAAGAGATCGAAAAGAAAGGTCATGCTGATCCTTTACTTCAAGAAAAAGTTGATAAAATGTCGAGTGATGTGGCTGAACTATGTGAGGCAAGACAAACTCTAGAACTTCAACAAAAAAACTTAGAAGAAGCAACAGCAAAAATCGAAAAATTAGAAACAGTCATGAACAGACCAGAAGCAAGTGCATCTGAAGTTACAGATCACCAAAAACAAGTGTTCGGTAAATGGCTAAGAAAAGGCGAAGTTGATCCAGAAGAGAAAAAAGCGCTTTATGAATCAGATGATACTCTTGGTGGTTTTTATGCACCTACAGAATATGTAGCTGATTTAATCAAAGGTGTTACAGAAGTTTCTCCAATTAGATCAATTGCTAGAGTAAGAAACACAGATAAGAGAGGGATTGAGATTCCAAAAAGAACTGGTCAATTCTCTGCATCTTGGGTTTCAGAAACAGGTACTAGATCAGAAACCACTGGTTATACTACAGGTCTTATGTCAATCGATGCACACGAACAGTATGCATTAGTTGATATTTCACAAGCTATGCTAGAAGATTCAGCGTTCAATCTTGAGTCAGAAATGTCTCTAGAGTTCTCTGAGCAATTCAGCAAAGGTGAAGGTACAGCGTTTGTATCTGGAAATGGCGTTGGTAAACCTTTAGGATTTACTGATTCATCAGCAGGTGTTGGATCTACCAATTCAGGTAGTGGCACATTATTAAAAGCTGACGGATTACTTGATCTGGTTTATGCAATCAAATCTGAGTACTTAGGTAACGCTCGTTTTGTTATGAGTAGAGGTACTTTGGCAGATGTTCTTCAGTTAGAAGATACAGCAGGTCAAAAAATATTCCACGTAGGTTTAAACCTTGTGTCAGGAGCTCCTTCAACAATTGCAGGTTTCCCATACACATTAGCTACTGATATGCCATCAGTAGGCGCAGGTACAAAACCTGTGGCGTTTGGTGACTTCGCTAGAGCATATACGATCGTTGATCGTGTGAATATGTCTGTAATGAGAGATCCATACTCACAAGCTACATCAGGCAACATCAGATACGTTGCTCGTAGAAGGGTTGGTGGAACAGTAGTTCTACCTGAAGCAATAAGACTTCAAAACATTAGTGCATAAGGGAGGTAATTATGGCTAGAGATATTTCAAATAGAACATCAGCTGTTGCTACCCAAGTACCTGCAGTCGTCACTGCAGATGCTAATGGCACAGGTGTAGACTTACAGGGTTTTGAATCAGCTATGGTAGTTGTGAACTCAGGCGTTGAAGGAGACACATTAAGTGGCTCTGTAAAGTTTGATTTCATACTTGAGGAATCAGATGATGACTCTACATATACTGCAGTGACTTCTTCAACAGCAGTCACAGAAGGTAGTGTTGATTCAAGTGGTATTTTCTTAACATTAGATGCTAATGGAGAAACACCGCAATGTAGTCAAATAGGATATATTGGAAATTCAAGATATATCAGATGCAAAATCGACGCAACCGGGACTCACAGTAATGGAACACCTATTGGTGTCGTTGTTGTAAGAGGCAATCCTGTTGATTCAGAGGATGCTTAATTAGTCTAGTTATCTAGACAAACGAGGGTAGGGTTTGCTCATTGTCCCTGCCCTCACCAGAGGTGAATATGTGTAACAGCACACCATACTCGGAAAAAGAGATAGCAATTATAAAAGCTATCTACAAGATTGATCCAAAAGCGAAGTTTCGTGTTAAAGGATCATTAGAGAGTCGTATTGACTTTTTATATGGTGGAATCGAATGGGAATCAGATCCTATCGCTTGGGAACAGGTGGTAGAAAAAATGTACGAATTAGAGGTTAATAAATGAACATAAAAATGATCGAAGAGATAGAGGCAAGTTGCAATGCTAGTGGTAATGCCACAAAAATCTATAAAAAAGATGAAATTATAGAGTGCAAAGAGAAATGGCAAGTTGAACTTGCAAACAGTTTAGTTGCATCTGGATTAGCGATGGAATGCAAAACAGTAGCGCCTAAAGAAACAAAAAAAGCTGACAAGAAACCTTCAGCGCCAAAAGTC